GGATGAGGCGACAACGACGGATAACTGGGTAGTCTGTGGCTATGTAGCGCACCGTTACAGATACTAAGTCAATGATTTTGTCTGTAGTTGGCAAGTTAACCATGGTAAAAGTACCGTTGTAGTTCAACTCAAGGCTTTTGATTTGGTACAAACCGTTCATAGGGCTAGACAAGTCGTCTATTTCGGCGTTGATTGCTTCAAGGATTTGTGCCCGTGGGAACCTTGGGTCAACAATAGCCACGGAACCACTGATGTGGGTGGCTGCGGTAGTTCCATTCCATCCTCGTTCAACCGTTACAGTTTTAGAACCTGAAGATACTTCCCATACATACATCAGTTCGTTATCTATCTGGATAACACCACCAGCCCGTATACCGTTAAGGTCGTACTGGAAGACAACAGATGTGGATGTAGTAGTTAACGCACCAACTGTTTTGTTGCGTTCCTCTACCGTGCCAGACATTAACTGGCGTACGGTACGGTCTACTACGGTTCCAACTGTGGACATTACTTCTTCTTCTTAGCCTTAGATGCTTCAGACATGGCAATAGCAATAGCCTGCTTGCGTGACTTAACGACGGGTCCACCCTTCCCAGAGTGGAGAGTCCCGCCTTTAAATTCGTGCATAACTTTCTGCATTTTTGCAGCAGCCTTTTTTGCAGCCATTCTTATTTCTTCTTAGCCTTAGCCTTGCGAACTGGAGCCTTCTTGCCGTACTCCATCATCTTTTCTTTTGAGCCTTCGCCCTTTTCGTGCTTCTTCATAGCACCTTTGGACTTATACATTTCACCTTTGGCAGACATAATTTCTCCTTAGCCTTAAGACAGGATAATCATAGCCGATAATGGGTCAGGTTTGTTTTAAGTCTTTCATCTGTTGAGTTTAACGCCACAGCCTCAGACCCGTGGAAGAACGCTTCGTCGCTGTCGCCAAGGTGGTGGCAGGCTATTGCCATGAGGTCGTGTGGTAGCCATCCCCATGCTTCTGCTTCACATAGATAGTCAAGTGGTTTGGTTGTGATTGCTAAAGCCATTGATGCTGCGTTTCTGCATCCGAGCCAGTTATGTTTGTTGTGGTAGTAGAGGGCTAGGTCTACCCATGATTCACGACGGGTGGGGTCTTCAGCGATGGCACGATACAGGTGGTAGTCAGCAGCGTTGGGAACCATCTTTGCCAAGTACCTGTGACTGGCTGCCCGTTCAGGCATCCATGTTGATAGGTCTAGATGGCGACTGAAGTGGTACTGACTTAAGCCATAGTCACCGTGGAAGTACAGTTCACGGGCTAGGTAAAACTGGTTGCGGTCATCACGGGGGTCTTCTTCTACAGCCAGTTTGAGTAGGGGCAGGTATTGGCTGCGGGACTTGGTGTTGTCTGGATGGTGGTGGATTTCTAAGCCGTCTACCCAGTGTTGTGTTTCTGTGTCTAGTGGTTTGAGAACTTCGTGGACTGGGTGTTTCCATTTGTATCCGTGTCTGCTGTGGATTTTGTCTCCGCCGTATGTGAGTCCTTCTGTGCCATCTGGGTTCCATGACCATGTGTATTTGTATCGGGGGCGGGTAGTGCCAGTAGGGATGGCTTCTAGTTTTTCTCGCCACCCTGGTTGGAGAACTTCATCCATGTCTAAAGCAATACATAGGTCAATATCGTCTGGGAGTAAGTTGAGCGCATGGTTTCTAGCGTGGTCAAATCGCCACGGACTAAAAGTTGTTTGGTGGATGTCTATGCCTATGCCGTATGCAATGGAGTAGGTGTCATCAGTTGAACCTGTATCTAAGATAAGTCTGTGGTCGGCATCAGCACATGAGTCAGCCCATCGTTGGACAAAGGCTTCTTCATTTAATGCAATTGTGTATACCGCTATTTTCATTGGTTAGCCAATACTAAAGCCAAATCTTTTTTGCGTTTCAATAAGCCCCACTTAAATTTGTAAAATTCTTTTTCATTAGCACGATTGTCAGGAATTAAATCTAAAGCATCTTCATAGTTATCTAAAGAAAAATCTCCTTCAATTTTTGCAATTCCAAGATTGTGGATAAATTCTTGGTCAGCAGAGTCAATATCAAACTGGATTGCAGCGTCAAGATTTCCGTATTCTGGATAGCAAGACAGCAAATTAGCGAGTGACATGTGAGCCATTTTGCTTTTAACAAACCTAAGCAAAGCCTGGTTATTGTCAACAACATCGGCAGGTCGCCTACGGGCATCTGTGTTACCTAAGAAATACTGTGCTACGTGCATATTGGTTTGGTCAGCAACCAGTGAACCATCAAAACTTATTTGGTTAAGGAACTCTTTAGCATCAATAACAATTGGGTCGGTACTATTAAACGGTGGCTCAGCCAGAGTAGCCCATTCGGTTAATAGGCGAAACATTTCGGATAATGTAACTGTAAAAGCAGGTACTTCTTCAGCATTAACAACAACATCTCTGATGTTTTCATCCTCATTGCGATGCAGATAAACAATGTTTCCGACACCACCAATAGAAATAATTGGTTCATAAACTTTTATTTGAGCGAGTTCAGACAACAAAGTTCTTCGTTGTTCATTTTTACCTAAGTATTTTAATGGTCCGTATGATGTTGTATCGCAACGCCATTCATCTTTTGGGTCATGTATTGGTTGTGAATCTAAAAAACAAAATACGCCTTTGTTGTCAAAAGAGGTTCCAGTATTCCAATATGGGGCTATGCGTTCAAACGGTTGCACATTAACAAATTCTTCTTGGCTGCCACATTTAGCAACCAAACTATGTGTTGTCCTGTTAGCCCAGTAACTATGAAACGCAATCAGTAGTCTGCCATCAGGCATACGGCGTAACTCGTGTCTATTAAATTCTTCATCGCCTGCTGGTGTTCTACGAAACAACTTTACGGAGTCATTTGTAATGCTGCCTAACATATAAAACAATTTGGCATTAGATAAATTGTTGATATTGTAAAATTGTGTTTCCATAATTTCCCCTTTAAGGTCCGTAATAACTGAACACTACTAAACCAGCAGTTCCAGCAACGGGAGTGGAGTGACCGTTCCCACCGAGTCCGTATCCTGATGTTGGTGAACCATGTGAGCCTTGGCTGCCAGTCCCCTCGGTGCCGCCACCGCCACCTGAACCAAGTCCGTATCCATTAATTGTTGTACCAGCACCACCAGCACCACCAGCCCTTGACGCACCATTGCCACCATTGCCACCAACACCAGCACCACCACCACCAGCAGAGTCAGTGTATTTAAGGCTGTAGTCAGGGTAGTAAGTACCACCTGTGTATGCAGGGTTGTCTCCCGAACCAACATTTCCTCCAGGGTTGGCACCACCACCACCGCCACCAGCACCACCACCAGCAGAAAGAGTGGTCATGTTGGTTCCAGTAAGAGAAGAAGCACCACCATAACCAGCCTCAAAGTTGGTAACGGTGGTTGAGCCGCCAGCACCAACAGTGATAGTTAAAGCACCGCTAGTACCAGTAAAGGCACGAGAAGTTGTATAGCGATAACCTCCACCGCCGCCACCACTTTCATTCTGTACACCACCGCCACCACCGCCGACAACCAAAACATTGACCAACGCAGCAGGGTTCACACCCGAAACAGTAGGAACAGTGAAAGTTCCACTAGAGGTGTACGCCAAGGTAATTAGTTTCCAAGTAGTAAACGAAGTAGAACCAGAAGTAACAGAACCAATACTGGATGTTGCTACAGCACGAACATAATACAAAGTGTTGACCGATAAACCAGTAACAGTTGCGCTAGAAGAAAACGAACCAGTCCCAGACCCAGAACCCGACACTGAAGTAAAAGAACTAAAGTTAGAAGCCGTACTGTAATGAAAAACCACTGTCGTGTTGGCTAGGTTGCCGTTAACTGTAGCGTTAAAAATTGCACGGCTTTCCGTAAAATTAGTTGTAGCACCAATAGTTACTGTGGGTAGAAGATTTACCGCACCACCAAACGACCCACGATGGATGGGCATTATGCGCTCAAATCGCCAATAACAACATACGAGTTAGCAGCAACACAGTAAATTGTGGCTGCTGAGTATTGCGCCCGTAAAAGAAGACCAGGTGTTCCCACTACTGTTGCTCCAGTTCCTTGAACAATAGTTACTGTCCCAGCACCGTAGCGTAAAACATCAACGCTTTGACCAACAGAAAATCCAGTAGCAGAAGTAACAGTTAAAGTAATCGCTGAACCATTAGTGCAGTAGTACATTTTGCCTGCATCGGTAGATGGCACAGGGCTTAAACTTGTGGTTTGAGTAACAACTGTTTGAGCAACAGTGAATGTCCCTGTAGGACCTGTCGCACCTGTAGGACCACTAGGACCTGTAGGTCCAGTAACCGTACTTGCAGAACCAGTTGGACCTGTTGGTCCTGTAGGACCAGTAGGACCTGCATTACCTTGGGTGCCTTGTATCCCTTGCGCACCTGTAGGTCCTTGTGAACCAGTCGGTCCAATAGGACCAGTAGGTCCAGTAACCCCATCAACACCGATGGTGCCAGCGGGTCCCGTAGGTCCAGTGGGTCCCGTGACGGTAGACGCTGCACCCGTTGCACCTGTAGGACCAGTCGGTCCTTGTGCGCCAGTCGGACCTGTAACAGTGGACGCTGCGCCAGTTGCACCTGTAGGACCAGTAGGTCCGATGTTGGCTATAACAACAATGACATTCAAATTGTCAGCAAAACCACTTGCCCCTGTACCTGCACTAGCAGAATAAGAAACAGGGACATCAAGCCAAGAGTTGCCATTGTCAACAACAGTTCCGTTGACAACAAACTTTTGGTAGTTAGCGGAGTTAGCAGCATCTTGAATATAGATAGTGTCGTTGGCTTTAAGGTTTCCAAGGAACAAGTCAATGTCGTAACCGTCTTGGTCAATATGGTTTATCTGTAGTTGCGTCGCTGATGTTTGGGTTGCGTTGTTGTATGCAATTAAACCAGTGCCAGGGTTTCCACTTGTAGTTCCTGTGTCAATTTTGTAGTCGTAGAAACTAGATGATTGCCCACCTGGACCTGTCGGACCAGTCGGACCAGTCACAGTGGACGCTGCTCCTGTTGCGCCTGTGGCACCTGTTGCCCCGATAGGACCTGTTGGACCTGTTGAACCAGTCGGACCTGTGACAGTGGAGGCTGCGCCTGTAGAACCAGTCGGACCTGTAGGTCCTGTAGCCCCTTGTGAACCTGTAGGTCCAGTGTTGCCAATGACTCCTTGTGGTCCTTGCGTACCTGTAGGTCCTTGTGAACCAGTCGGACCTGTGACTCCTTGTGGACCTGTCGGTCCCGTCACTGTAGATGCCGCACCTGTTGGACCCGTAGGTCCCGTCACTGTTGAAGCAGCACCAGTAGGTCCTGTTGGACCCGTAACGGTGCTTGCGTTGCCTTGCGCACCTGTAGGACCTGTCGGTCCCGTAGGACCTGTTACACCTTGGCTACCAGTAGGACCCGTAGGTCCAGTGGGTCCCGTTTGACCTTGTGGACCTTGTGCACCTGTAGGACCAGTAGGTCCCTGAGAACCAGTAGGTCCAGTAGGTCCCTGTGGTCCTGTGTTTACAGAAGTAACAACCGTGATAAGAGCATCAACCGTTGTCGCTGTTACAGCAGGAGTAGCAAGCGCACCAACAGTTTCAGTAGTCCGAGTAACAACAATGTCGTAGGTAGTTGAACCTGACCCACGAGTAAGAGTGATGTTTGTAGTAGCCATTGCTACCTCGTCACATCAGCAAGAACCGTGACATTACCTGACAGGATTGTGGACACAACACCTGATGCGTTTTCTTCAAGGTCCCAGAAATACAAACCAGCAGACAAAGCAGCCGAGGAAGTAGCAGACAATACACAAGTAACTTGACCCGTGGCACCAGAAGTAACAGTACAAGTAAACGAAGCCTTGATGGTAGTGGAATCCTGCTGGCTGCGAATCTGTGCCCGATAGGTGCGACCTGTGATATTAACAGCAGTAGACCCGTCAGTCGTGATAGTCACAACGAGGGTCTCTGTATCACCACGAGTGATAGTTAGGTCTTGGTCAGCGGGTTGAGCCATACAGCAAAGATTGTAGCACTAAAGAGGTGCTGGCGTTCCTTCAATTTGATGGCGAGAAGTAGCCAGTTGTTCAACAGCGTGGCAGCCGTCAATCGTTTTCGGTTGCAAACCTTCAGCCCGTAAACGCTTATATGCAGGCATATCTTTAGACCAGTTCTTTTCCCTCTGGTTAATAGACGCAACTGATTCACCTTTGGTGGTGGTGGAGTTAGACCCCATCTGGACCCCCGCTACTCGGCACCCGAAACAACCCTCAACATCCAAACCTGGATGTGTTTCCCTATGCTTCAATGTAGTCTCCGTATCCCGCAGCGATTAGGTCTGCTTCTTCTTGTGCTGTGATTGTGTGGATGTGACCACCGTGGTAGGTGATAGCGATATCTTCTTGATACGAAGGTTGAAACTCGGTGAACGAACCGTCGTTCATTTTGAACACATTGCGTCCACGCCGTCCAGGTCTTAAGACAGCAAGGATGCCACGCTCCCCTGGTAATGCCCAGTTCACATAGTTATCTGTGGGTGGAGTGAAGGTAGTCATGTCTTAAGAATAGCAAAAGCCCCCACCTTTCGGCAGGGGCTTTCGCAATTCCTTGTCGGGAATTAGGCGTTGTTTGTACCAATGCTTGAAGCAGATTCAATACGACGAAGTGCTTCCTGACGGAATACTGCGTAACCTACGAAGTGCTTCCAACCAACTGGACGGAAACGCTGCAAGAGGTCTGTAACTGTTCCGTACACGATTGTTGGCTGTGAACCGTACTCGCCACCCATGGAGACAGCCTTGGCAAGAGCCTGTTGTCCCATGATGAGTGTTCCGTATGAGTCACCTGTACCAGCGGCACCTGAACCGTTGTAAGCGTTTGTGAACAGAGGCGCACGAGGCGACTCCATGAAGCGTACGCCTTCAAACATACCAATTTCACCGTTGTAGATAGGCATTGCGTTGGTGTACTTGTATGAGTCACGCCAACCTGATGCGTCTGTAATACCACGAAGGTCGTACGAAACATCTGGGTGAATGAAACCGACATAGTTGCCACCGATTGTTGGAACATTTGCTCCACGCAATTGAGCCACTGCACGACGGATGTCTTTAGCGGTGATGGTGTCATCAACATCCATGTCAACACGAGCAGCAGCGGTATCTGTACCACCCGTTGCGTAAATAACATTGGAACCAGCCTGAAGAACATTACGAGCGATGGTGTCAATTGACAAACCAGCGTTGTAACCAACAGCCTGTGCGGCTACTGGGTCTACAGGGAGGAAGGATGAAGCACGCAATTTAGCGGTTGTTACCGTTGCGTTACCGTATTCTTCAAGAGTCACAGTAACTTGGCTGTCGCTCATTGCGACTGGAGTTACATCTTCTGCTTCACCAAGAGCAGTGGTTGCTGCTGCAAGGTCTGCGAAGACTGTGAACTTAACGGATGCACCTGGGTTAGTTGCGTTTGTTGCTTGAACATCTGCGAACTGGTCAAAGTACATTTCTGGACGAAGGGCAAAGTATGCCAACTTCTCAAAGGCAACCTGGTCAACCGAGAGGTTGGAGGTGCCTGTTTCTGCTGCGTAATAATCAGCCATTTGGGTTTTTCCTTAAATTTTAGAGGGGGGTTTGGTTAACCAAGGTTGATACCTTGGGCTTGTGCCTCTGCAAAAATGTTAGAAATTTCTTCTGCTGACGATGCGTCCCTGATTCGTTTAACCCAAGATGGTCCTTCAGATGCAGTCTCGGCTCCAGCGGCAATCCTATTGGTTTGCTGCCATGCTGCCTTGTCTGGGTCTGCTTGAACAGGTTGGGGTGTAATCAGTTGTGCTTCTTCTGCGGCTGCCCTGATTGCTTCTGGTGTTAGGTCACCGTCGTATCCTTTAACGAAATACTTGGCTTGTGGTGAAGCGGGGTCTATACCTGCTTTTGCAAAAGCCAACTCTCGTTGGGTTACTGCGAACTCTGCAACTTGTTTGCGTAGTTCTTTGGCTTCCTTTTCCAGTTGCTTCATCCTTGCACGAACTGGGTTCGTTTCGGTTGCTGGCTGGTCGTAGTCGTCTTCGTTGAAATCATCTTCAAAGTTTGACATATGGCACTCTCCTTAAGTCCACATCACAACGGAGGGCTGTGATGGCTACATATTTACACCCCGTTTTACAATCGCTAACTAGGGGGGCTGTCAGCAATGTCTCCCCATCGGGGTCAAGACTTAAGTTAGCACAATGTTTTGTTGTGTGCTACTGCCCTACTGTGCCTAAACCTATGTTGCCTGTTTGACTGGCAAGGAGCGAACCGCCTTGTTGAAATTGTGCGGTGCGTTTCCGTTTGCGTGCTTCAATGGCTTGACGAGCAGCAGCGTTGGTTCCGAAGGTCCCAGCAATTTGTTGTTCTTGACTGATGTTCTGTTGACCTGATGCTGCTTCAGCAGTTGTGGTGGCAAATAGTTGCTGCTGGTTTTGGATGTCCATGAACCCAGCCTGTGCTTGCTGTTGTGTTTCCACGCCTGCTCGTACCAGTTCTTCAGACTGTTGTGCTGTGAGTGCGATGTTGGCTTGCTGTTGGGCTTGGCTGGCTACTACGGCTGCACGGGCTTCACGCTGGGCTTGGTATCTGTCAAAGGTTGGCTTTGCTCGTTCTGGGTCAATGAAGTAGGCAGCAAGGTCACCTTTGCCAACTCCATACAAACGCTCAAATTGTGCTACGACTTCAGGGCTGGCGTTGTTTACTGCTTGGTAGCCTTGTTCAACACGACCTTGGATTTCAAGCGGGGATGTGTCGTTGGCTATCCAGTTTTGAAAATCTTTCGGGTCATCATAAAAACCTGGGGGCATACCAGAAGAAGAAAGTATGCTTTTGTAACTTGCTTCCAAAGACAAGTATTCCGACACGGACTTTTGTCCCTTGCCTGCATCTTTTAGGATTTTGTTAGCGGGGAAGCGTTCGGCAAATGCAGGACTATTTTGCATTGCAACACCGATGTCATCAATGGTTGATTTGTCAGTAATGACTTTACTTGTGAAAAGTGTTCCCACTTCTTTAAGAAACGCTGCATCCTTTAAACCGTAATATTCTAGGGTTTTTTTGATAATGTCAAATGCTGTCTCGTCCATTAGATAACCTTTCCAAAGGCTTGAGAAATACTAGCCGAAAGACGACGAGCCTCATCCTTGGCGTTCTGTGTAGAACCCCAGTTGTAGCGAGGGTCGGAGCGTAGTTTGATTTCCCACTCACCGCTAGACATCATCCGCTTCTTTCCTTCTTCACCGAAGTTGAAGGCTTGTTCATAATCAGACTGACTCATGTCAATAGCGTTAGGGTCTTTTTCTAGGATTCTTGCTGTCTGGTCTTTGAAAGAAGACGACAGTTGTTCCATTGTGAAACCTTGTTCTATTAAATTAGATAGGTGACTGTATTTTGTTTTGGCTAGTTCACGCTGTTGACGCTCAACATCTTGTTGAGCCATACCACCAGTAAGAACACTTTGAATTGTGTCATCAGCAACGGTGCTGAAATATGATTTACCAATCTTAGCAACAGTCAAATAATCGTTTGATGCTTTAGCACGGGTGATAGCAGTTGGGTTCAAAAAAGCACCAGCATCATTTTTACGGAACGCTTCTTTATAAACCTCTTGCTTAAGCGTTACGCCTTCCCAACCCATGTTCATTGCTTTAGTAAGGAAAGAGTTAAACGGCATTGAATCAAACCCAAGGTCACCAACAACATTCTTTACTTGACGCACCTTGTCAGTAGACGCAAGTTCTTTAACAAACGATGTACCTTCTAGTTGCGCCTTGAAACGGGCTTGACCTTCTGCGGTTTTATAAACTTCACCATCTATAGATTTTTGAAACAACTTAAACACATCAGCGTATTTAGTACGGTCAAGGTCAAGCATCCAAGATTCACTTGGAAACATCTCACGAAACTTTCGTTCCCAATCAACTTTAACTTTTTTCTTTTCAGGGACCCACTTCATGCCGTCCCATGTATTTGATACTCCACCAATAATTTTGGTAGAACCAACTTTTGTACCGCCACCTGTACCGCCAGGACCAGTAGAACCAGCAGGACCAGTAGGAGTAGGAATAGCAGGTACGCCAAAAGTGCCAGGACGGTATGGACCTAGTGGTATTTTTTCTGTTGTGCCAGGAGTACCAACAACATTTTTCCCGTCTTTTGGAATAACTACTTCTTTGTCTGGTGTAGTAATTTTTTGCTCAACAAGACTTTTAAGTTCAACAAGACGAGCATTATTTTCTTCAATAGTTTTGTTTGTTAACTCAATTGCACTATCGCCCTTGATGTTTCCTTTTGCAAGCGCATCTAGAAGACTTTTATTTTTTTCCTCAATAGAAGAAACCAATTTTTTAGTAGTTACCAAGCCAGTAGAAGAAGTAAGTAATTTATCTAATCTTGCTTTTGCTTTAGTACGCCCTTCATTCCAGGCATAGTAATTAAGTTCTTTGCCCCCCATGGTGTATTTACCAGTTGCTGTATCGCCTTCAAGTTTATAACTTGCATAATCTTTTTGTGCTAATTTAATTTGTTTTTCAAGTTCAGTAGATGAAGCCATTAGCCAAGTCCTTTAATTACACTGTCAAAAATATTTGTAAGGTTTAAAGCGCCCATTGCTTTTGCTTCTTCGGGTGCAGCAGACATAACAGCCTGTTCAGCAGCAACAGAAGCAGTAGGTGCAGAAGCACCGCCACCGCCCTCAACCATTTCTTTTTGGTTATAAGACTTAACAAACTTTTCAATCTCTTTATCAGAAAG